AGGTTGTGCAGACCCGCTATTGGGCACCCGACTGGGATGCGTTTACAAAGTTCCTCGATGAGAGCGGCAGCTATGACTTGCTTGAACGCCGCATACACCAAGGGAACTTTAAGCAGTTTCTGGAGAACAATCCAGACATCAAGCCGCCGGTCAACGCAGACAGCCGGTATTCAATCCGCGTAAGAAGAGGCAACAAATAGTGAACGAAAATGAATTGGAGCTGCTGACAACTAAGGAGGCAGCACAGTTTCTGCGACTGTCTCCGTCAGCTTTACATAAGCTCCGTAAGGAGGGCGAGCTACCGTTCGTCCAGCTTGGCAAGAAGGTATTTTTCAAACGAGAAAGTCTTGTCGAGTATGTTAACGCCCAGATGAGAATTTACGATTAAGGAGTATAGCGATGAGTAACGAGATTGGACTTTTTGAAGGCGCCCACAATGTACCTGAACACCTCAAAGGCGGCGACCTGTCGGATACCGCACGGGCACTAGGTGCAACTGGGGGTGGCCTGAAATGGATCAGCATTAAAGGCAGTGTTTTCCGCATGATGGTTGGCGATCAGCAGGTTGCTACCAATGAAGACCGCTCGATGAAGCTAGTAATTGTGGCGTCAGCTCCGGGTTATGCGCGGACTTTTTACGCTGATTCATACAAGGAAGGCGTCAAGGCTATCCCTGCATGCTGGTCAGACGACGGCAACGCACCGAGCGAGAACGTTAGCGAGCCACAATCCAACTTGTGTGCAAGCTGCCCGCAGAACGTTAAAGGCTCTGCTTCTGGCGGTGGCCGTGCGTGTAAATACTCCGCTCGACTGGCTGTAGTGCTTGAGGGTGACATGGGTGGCGACATCTATGGTTTGAACATTCCAGCCACTTCTATCTTTGGCGACGTTGATAGTGAAAATTATCTGTCGCTGCAGGAGTATGTGCGCAAACTGTCTGGCTTTGGCTACGATGTGGTTAAGGTTGTGACTGAGATGAAGTTCGACACTAACTCACCTGTGCCGAAGTTGATGTTCCGTGCAGTACGTGCCCTGACTGAAAATGAATGGGCGCAGATTAAGAACCGCAGCGAAAGCCAAGATGCTAAGACGCACACTGGCGAGCGTAAGTTCGAGCGCAGTGAAAGTGAAGAAGCGGAAGCAGAATCACCTGCGAAGCCGAAACCCGCACCGAAAAAAGCAGCAAAGCCTGCTGAGCCTACGGACGAGGTCGAGGAGCAGGAAGTTGAAGAGCCAAAGAAGGTCTCCAAGAAGAAGGAGCCCGAGCCAGAAAACGATGATATTTCTGACATTTTGGATGAATGGGGCGATGAGGAGTAAGCATGCTGCGCGGACATTTAAAAAGCAGCGAACTACGTTTACTTCTGCAGGAATCGTTGGCTAAAAGCTATGGCGATGTGGTCGAGTTGGACAGGGATTTAGCAGAACAGCTTGCCCTAGCACTAGACCACCTGATAGCTTCTGTGGACGATGTGCCGAATGTAGGTACTTCTGCCCCAAAAAAGCAATCTAAGCTTTTCAAGTAGGCAACAACTGGGGGCGGTATTCCGCCCCCTACATAACAACGCCGGAAGCAACCAATGAAAGCACTAGACGACTTTCTGGGTACTGTGCTTCCTGAGAGTGGCATCTATTGCGTTGTTGGCATCCAAAACGATGGCAAGGTCAGGCAACAATTCGTCAAAACAAAAGACGATGTTGCAGAGAGAGCAGGCGACCTAGTTGATCAGGAAGTCAACGCATACTTCGCAGTGGCATCATTTAGGGAAGGCAGTGACAAGAGAACTCAAGACAATACGGGGTGGATGCGATCTTTTTGGCTCGACATAGATTGTGGGCCGGAGAAAGACTACCCAACACAAGATGAAGCGCTGGCAGCGCTGCCTGAGTTTATTCGAGAGGCTGGCCTACCTGCCCCACTGCTGGTTAATTCTGGCAACGGTGTGCACGTGTACTGGCCCCTGCACGATGACATAGACAGTGAGACGTGGCAGCGGGTGGCTAATAAGCTCAAGGCTGCGTGCCGTGTGCTTGGGCTACATGCGGACCCAGCAGTCACCGCAGATTCAGCACGCATATTGCGCGTGCCTACGACAGTTCATTTTAAGGACCCTGAGAATCCTAAAACAGTGCACGTGATCGGTGAAGAGTACGAGGTCACGACTGCCGAGGACATTGAAGAAAACCTAGACGCGCTGGAGCTCCCCGCAGAAAAGGCACCAGCAAAGCAGGGACATGGAGAACTGAGTGCAACCGCCAAGGCATTGATCGGTGCTCGCACTTCAAAGTTCAAAAAGATTGCGCGGCGTAGCTTGAAAGACACAGGCTGCAACGCCATTAAACATATAGTGAAAGACCAAGAAAACGTCGATGAACCGTTGTGGCGTGCTGGTCTATCTATTGCATGGGCGTGTGAGGATGCCGATGAAGCTATCCACCTCATGTCTAAAAAGTATTCTGGGTATAGCGCCGAGACCACGCTTGAAAAAGCCAAGCTGACCAAGGGGCCGTATACCTGCGAGACAATCGGCGAACTGATGCCGAGCCTGTGTGAGGGCTGTCCGCACAAAGGCAAGATTAGCAGCCCGATACAACTGGGCAATGAAGTCAAACGCGACGAGTCTGGGTTGTTTTTGTTTAACGAGACACCCGATGAGTCAAACGAGTCAGAGTCAACTGTTAAGGAACCCTTACAAGTTGAAGACGACGAAGAAGTCAAGGGATACAAACCGCCATTTCCATACTTCCGCGCAGAAGGTGGTGGCATTTACAGACAAGAGGGGTCAGGTGACGACGCGCAAGAGGTCAAGGTGTATGAGTATGACCTTTATCCTTTCAAGCGAGTGTTTGACCCGAATGATGGCGAGTCGATTGTGTTTCGCCTCCACTTGCCGCGAGACGGCGTTAAAGAGTTTACGGTTCCGCTCAAGCGGCTTATGGCCGGAGACCAGTTTAGGGAGACGTTTGGTGGTGAGGGCGTAGCAGCCACACAAAACCAGATGAAAGAAATTATGAACTATACGATTAGGTTCACTAAGGAATTACAGAAATTGCAAAAAGCACACGAAGCACAGTTACAGTTTGGCTGGACTGTAGACCGCGACAAATTTATTGTCGGCAACCGCGCCTACGTCAAGGGCGGCAAGTATGAGCACAACCCTGCGTCGAGCACCACGGTTGATCTGATCCGGCACTTTGAACCGCAAGGCTCTCTGCGCGAGTGGAAGGCTGCCTTTAACGTGCTAGCTCGCCCGAATATGGAACCGCTGCAGCTTGTCGCTGGTGCTGGGTTTGCCGCACCACTTATGTCTTTCACGGGGCTGCCCGGTGCCACCATTAACCTGATCAGTAATGAGTCAGGCACGGGTAAGTCAACCGCAGGCTACTTGGCTATGAGTGTGTTCGGAGACCCCAAGGGCACGTCACTGATCGCGGACGACACGCATCTATCGAAGATGCACCGCATCGGTGTGATGAACAATCTGCCTGTAATGTCAGACGAGATGACTAACTTGGCACCCGACCTGCTATCTAACATGATCTACGCTGTGTCTCAGGGCCGTGCTAGGCACCGTATGGAGCGCGATGTAAACCGGGAGCGTAAGAACATTAGTTCGTGGAAGACCATCCTGCTGACGAACTCAAACTCCTCGATGATGAGCAAGCTTGCTAAAGCCAAGGCACGGCCTGACGGCGAGATGATGCGGTTGTTGGAGATGCACGTCGAGCGTGAGTACGTTGAGGACGCAGACATTCTGTTTGACAAGATCAATGAAAACTTTGGTGTGGCCGGTGAGGTCTACGCCTACTGGCTTGTCGATAACACAGAGAGCATCCCTAAACTCTACGAGAAACAGCGTGACCGTATCTTCAAGCGGGTTGGCAAACGCATGGACGAGCGCTTCTGGGTGGCTGTGTTGGCGATGATCTTAGTGTCTCTGCGTATTTCACAGAAGTTAGGGTTGAACGATTTTGACCTAGTAAACCTAGAAAACTACGTTTGTAATTTCCTGCTTGGTTTGCGTGGCGAAGTGAAATCCGAAGTGGTGCTGGCTGACGACCTCGTCGGTGAGTTCCTGATGGACCACTCAAACAGTATTCTGGCTGTTGGCACTCGCATCAACCCACGCAGCGGCGACAATGTTTGGATGCCGTCACGCAGCTCTAAGCTGGTGGCTAGGTTTGAGCTCGACGAGAACCGCATGTACATATCCAAGAAAGCGTTCCGCGAGTACTGCGTAGACCGGCAGTTCACAGAGTCGCAGGCTTTAAACCAAGCGTCTGAGCAGGGCTCTACCTTCCAATACCTCAAGACGGTCAAGAAGCGCATGATGGCTGGCACTGCCATAACCG